CCTAAAATAGAACGATTACCTAATGCTCTTGCACCAAATTCAGTTCTACCTTGAAACCATCCTATAATATTACCATCATTTATTAACCTTGCAACTTCTTTACATAATACTTCATCAGTATCAAACATTACAACCTTTTTTCTATGATTTTGTAATATAATTTTAAGTAATTCAGCATTGTTCCATTCTTCACCCAAATACGGAGATTGATTATCCCCACCTTTCACTTTTGGATTGCCGAATGTTTGATGATAATGATATAAACATGCACCAATTGCAGAACCACTATCTGATGGAGCAAATGGAATGAATACATTTTTAATTGCTGTAAAATGTTTAATTTTACCATTAGCAGTTCCGTTATATGCACATCCACCACCCAATACTAAATTCTCACATTCCCAACTATTTGTAATTCTATTGATGATAAAATATAATGCACCTTCATACCATTGTTGTAATGATGCAGCTAAGTCTTTGTGGTGTTGTTCTATTGGTTCATCTTTGAAACGTGGAGGAAATCCAATTAAATCAATAAGTTTTTGATTAAACATATCGTTATCCGATGTATGCCATGTAAAGTAAGACATGTCCATCTTTACGATGTCGATTTCACCACCGGTAGTAACAACTTTATCAAATATGTTATTATATTTTTGATTATCCCCATATGGAGCAAGTCCCATCACTTTATACTCACCTTCGTTTGGTTTAAATCCTAAATAAGCAGTAAATGCTGAATATATTAATCCTAATGAATGTGGAAAGTGTAGGGTTTGTATCTTATGAAATCCTTTCTCATCACACATCGCTGCATATATAGTATGTGATTCACCAACTCCATCAATTGAGAGACCTATTGCTTTATCAAATGGTGATGTGTAGTAAGATAGTGCTAAATGTGAATGGTGGTGTAGTGAATATAAAATTTCTCCATCATATCCAATTGATTTTAATATTCCTTTTAAATTACCTTCCGATTGATTCCATCTTTTTAAGAATTGTCTCCATTTCATTGGATATCTTAAACCACCCCACTTACCAATGGTTTCTCTAACTCTTTCAAATTTATCTTTTGGGTTTTCATACCAACAAACCATATCAATTTCATCAATTGTTATTTTTGCATATTCTAAACACCATTGGATTGCTTTAAACGGAAAAGAACTATCATGCTTTTCGCCGGATAGTTTTTCTTCTTCAATTGCACATATAACTTTACCATCTACAACTATTGCTGCAGCAGAATCATGGTAAAATGCGGATAACCCTAATTGTATCATCTTTAAATTTTTATATCACCATCCCTATCAAATTCGTTATAAAGTGCCATCTGTTTTTCTTTCATTTTGTTGACAACTTTAGTAATGTAATGTGTAGGATGTCCTGTCATTTCTCTAATAAGTAGATACAATGATTTTTTATTAAAATTTTCTATGTAATTAGCTCTACGAAATAATTCTAATACAGAGTCTGCAATTTGCATATCTCTTTTCTTTGGAAAATGGTTTTCTAAATGTTTATCCCAATATTGTAACATTCTAATATTAAAAGTTCTATGTTCATCATTTCTTTCCTCCTCTCTAAAATTATTTTCAGTATCAAATGATTCTGGTAATCCTGACATCACATCGGTATCTTTGTATCTTTTATAATTTGCATTATTATTTAAAATAAGATAGTTTCTAGCAACAATTGTAAAGTAAGAGAATGCTTTACCTTTTCCGGCTTTGTACATATGAATTTTTTCAATCATAAATGCAACAACCTCTGCCATTACATCTTTTGGGTCATCATCAAAGTAAGTAAATTTCCATTTATTATAAACTATCTCTGCCAATTTATCAAATGCCGCTGCAATTCTTTCTCTATATAATTTATCTTTAATATATTGGTCACTGGTTAGATTATACTCAATGATTGCATCTTCGGTATCTTTTGGAAAATATTGTCTATTCGGGCCTCTCTTCTTTCTAATTGGCATCTTTTTGTTGTTTGAATTTTTCTATTGTTTCTTTGATTTGATAAAATATAGAACCAACTTCATCATCTTTCTCAAACATTTCACGACTATCGATTAGTCTTAATGCCTCCAGTAATGATTCGTTTCTTTCAATTTCGGTTTGTATAAACTTTTGTGTTTCTTCGTATGTATCTTCATATTTTTCTAATTTTTGAAGAAGATTATAAACTACATATAATAATGTAAGTATAAGTAATGTAAGTATTGTATATATCATATTAAACTATTTCGTATCCTTCTAAAAAATATTTATTTGCATTTTTGTATTTAACTTCAACCATTTCTCCTTCTTTTGATTTCATTACAATTTTTTCATTTCTACCAAAGTCTACCTTTTTTACTACCTGTGTATTATATACTCTATCTTTAATTGTAAATCCGTCTAAATGGTCAATTTCATGTTGAACAATAACTGTCATCATTGTTTCTTTTGATATTGATTCATTTGCTTTATCACCTTCTGGATTAATTTCAAATGTTAATTCACCAAAATTATCCGTATCAATTACGACTTTACAAGCTCTAATAGTTCTTGTTGGTTTTGAAAGTGATGAGGGAATAGATAGGCATCCTTCCATAAAAAGAAAACCTTCTTTTGATTTTTCTTTTATCATTGGATTTACTAAAAACAATTCTTCTTCTCCAAATTTAATATAACAAGCTCTCTTTTTAATTCCTAATTGAGTTGCTGATATTCCTAAACCTGGATACTCATTTAGTCCTTCTTCTAATTGTTTTCTTAACTCATCTGCTTCTTGTTGAGTTATTTCTGACTTTAATACAGGAGTTTTAAGATACTCCGTAAACTCTTTTGTTGTTAGTCCATTAGAACCTTTGTCAACTATTAATTTCATATTTTATTTTTTTAATCCGTATTTTATCCACTTATACCAAACTCTTTCGTGAATGTAATATTGAATGGGTTTATAAATCAATTCTGCTACTCCAAATGCTGCTCCAACTTTAATTGAACCACTTATCAACCACATTAATAAGAAACCAACTAAGGTACTTAAAATACGATATGATATGGTTTTAGCAATGTGTCTCTTTCTTTCTACTATCATAATAATGAATGGGTTATTTTTTCATATTTTTTATTCCTATCCAAAATTGAAATATTAGCGGCGTATACCACTCGTTTATTTGTTGATTTTTTATTCAATTCGGGTCTGTGTAGTATGTCAGATGAAAACATTATCATTTGGCTTTCCGTAGGTAAAAAAGAAACTTCTTTACCATTTTTTGTTTTAAAAGATATGTGGCCATCGTTACCTTCCAAATTATTGGGTATTTGAACATAATAAACAATGCTCCATTGGGGGGGTTCTTTAATGAAATCTAAATTTCCTTTACTTATGTGATCGTGAAAGTTGGTGTGGTTATTTTTATTATCACTAATATAAACCCAATCATCAAAAGAAATTAAATAATTTTCATTAAGTTTAAAATGTAATAAAACTTTTTTTAATATTTCATTTCGTATATCTGTAATATTTTTTGAAATTACTTCAATTTTGCATTGTGTTCCATTTGTAGTAGTATCATGTATTGTACGTTTAGAAACATCACAATTATATTCTAAATCTTTCACTAACATTGCATTATCAATATTTGTAATTTTTGAGTTAAAAATTGTCAAATCTTCATTAAGTTTTAATTCTTCAAACATAATTATTCTTTATCCATTTTATAAATTATTTCATCACCATTGGAGTCAATGTATTTTTGTCTAATTGCGGTTCCACTAATTTTTTCAATTTCTTTTGGTGGTTCGTGGTAAATAACTTCGTAACCAACTCCTCTACCATAGTTTACACTTTCGATATCTGGAATTATTGATAATAAAATCTTATCCCAGTTTTGTGTAAAGAAGGGTTCTTTTTGTAATTCTTGTAATACTTCTTGTGCTGATTTTGGATTGTTCTCATCTTTTTGAACATCTCTAATTGCTACCCAACAATTCTTTCCTTTCTCCAATTGTTGATTTATTAACCACTCATGTCCTTTATGCCAAGTTTGCCATCTTCCGATGAATAATGCGTATTTTTTCATATTTGTAATATACGAAAATAATTTTATAATACCAAATAATTAATAAGTTTTGATATTTTCTTCTTCATTTTTAATTTTTACCAACTCTCTAACACTTCCACCTTTTGATTTTAACCAATAATTAACTGCCTTTGGATTGTTTATCCACAAATTTCGTTTTTGCCATTGAAAATCTGGATGCATAAATTCTTCCCATTTTAATGATGGTGTTTCTTCTATATCTTCATCATTAGGTGTAGAATTTGCCACAACATCAGTAGTGTTAGTAGATGTAATTTCATTCGTTTTGTTAATCTCATTTTTTTCAGTTTCGTTAATAATATCATCTCCGTAAACCTCATATAAACCCATTTTTTGATTATTTTCAATCATTTCACCTAAAATATCTTCTCTTTTTTTCTTTTTAACATCGATTAGTCCATTAAATGCTATGATAAGTGCTACTGCCAATGGGTCAAACACTATTACAATCAAAAATATGAAGAATTTGACTACATTTTTCAATTCTACACCAAATGCTTCTGCTACAAACCTAAAACCACCCACTTCTTTCTCCAAATCTATGTTAGAAGTCTTAATTTCGTTGATTTTTTCGTTCTCTTTAGCGTTTTGGTCTTGCAAATCACTAATTTTTTTGTTAATTTTAGCAATTTCTTTGTCTCTATTGTCTATTGAGCGTAAAAGACGAGAATTTACCTTGCCGCCATCAATGATTTTACCTTGATTTTTGTTAAACTCACTAATTTGTGTTGATAGTTGCGTAATTTGAGTAGTATTTTGGTCAATTTTAGTAGAGTGTACCATAATTTCCCTATCTACCTGTTGTAGTTTGAGTGATTGTGACTGAAAAGCATTGGATAGATAACCAAAGATACCTGCAGATGTGATTAACATAAGTAATGCAACTGCAGAAACTAAATACCACTTATTAAATCCCTTAATTTCACCCCACATTTGTTTTAAATAAGTTGCTGCTACTAATTTAGCAAACTCCAAAGCACCTGCCATTACCATTACTGCGGTTGATGCTCCACTAAATAGAACACCCAATCCGGTAACCGAAAAGAACGCTGCACAACCGGCTATAATTAGTGCAGAAAATCCGACTAAATATTTAAGCCAATTCATTTATCTATTTATTCTTGTTAATTCGGAAATACGCTCTACTACCTTTCTTGCATCTTCTAAAGTAGTGTGAGCTTCTGATGGTGTCATATTCTGTGCACCAGTAATTCCATTTTGTAAAATCCTTAACTTGCCGTCTAAAGATTCCAATAACATTTGTATTTTTTCGTTGTATATCATAGTAATAAGTATTTATTTGTATAAAAAAAGGTAGAAGTGTTTAAACTCCTACCTTTCTAATATACGAAAAATAACTGAATTAACCAACTTTTAAGGTTAATTTTTTTGGTTTGGACTCTTCCTTTCTTTCAAGAGTAATTAAGAGAATACCATTTTTAATCTCAGCTTTTGCTTTTTTACCATCAAAGTTTTTACCTACTTGGATTCGTTCTTCAATGTCTGAAATTAATTGATTGAAAGGGTTTTCTTTGTCCTCTCCTATCTTTTTAGCTTTGATTTCAATTTTGTCCTCAAAGCAATTAATTTCAATATCTTTGGGGTCATGACCTAATACAGATAATGCAATTGTTGCAGATTCATCTTTAATGTCTACTGCGAATTTGTTTGGAACATAAGTTGTTGTTTTTGGTTCATTAAAGAACTCTTCGAATAATTTACTGTAATCAATTGTGTACATAATAAATGTTTTTTGTTAATAATATCCTATATAGTCCAAATACTATACCAAAGGACTACTTTTGACATTTTGACATTAAAGTATGTTATCTTGTCTTTCAATGATTGTCGACATATGGTCTGCCCAATGCATAATAAATTGTAACTTATAAACTAATTGTTTCTTTAAGTCGTGACCTGCTAAATACTTTTGATTATCTTCATCATACATACCATCAGTAAGTTTGATTGCAAAATACTCTTTCTCATTATACTGAATACCATAGTGGTTCAATGTAAAGAAAGTTCTATCGGTTAAGGTCATATATGGAATATTCTCATTACGAACAAATAAAGTTCCGTATTTCTTTTGAGACCATTCTTCCTGATTTGGTAAATAATGTAATTCACCCCTAACACCTAACTTTCCTAAGTCGTGATGTAGACAACTAAATATCAATTCTTCTTCGGTGAAATCAATTTCTCCACCTTGCATTACGAATAGGTCTCTCATTTTAAGAGCGTTCTTACATACATTAAAGATGTGGTCAATATACCCACCTATATATGCGTTATGATAGTGTTTTGAGCCAGATGCTGCAGATAGTGTAAGATTAACACCCAATTCTTCTTCGGAATACATATGGAGTAATTTCTCCAATCTTTCTCCTTTGAAATATTTCTTAATTATACCTATAAATCGGTCATAATTTGCTTTTAATTCTTGTTCTGTCTTTTGTTTCATAATTTAGAGTTTAATTGTTTATAATACTCTAATATACGACAAATATTTGACATTACCAAATTTATATTAATTTGCGTTCCAGTTCTCCATAAGGTAAATAGTTTGGAAATTTCATTGATATATAATCAAACAACACTCTACCATAATGACTATGGTGTTCCGGTCCAGGATGTAAATCATCAGAACCCAAATCCTTTTTAAAATTGTCTAATGCGGTAAATCTATTAAACTCTTGGTAATCGGTTAATAAATGTTTACCATCCCACAACCAATTACATTTTTTTGATTCTAAAAATAATTTTATTAATTGATGATTTTTATACCAATTTATAAAATCAGAATTATCATTTTGTAAAATATCTAAACTGCTTTGAATGGTTTGACCTTCTTCCGTTTCTAATAATTTACCCCAAACTCTAGTTGGTATATATGGTTCAATGCCATTATCTTCCGTATATATTTCCCTTCTATGTGGAAAGGTGTACATTATTAAGACTAAATCTGGTTTAATTAAATCATAATAACTCATTAAACATCTACATATAAAATCATTACTTCTCCCACCGGTTCCAAAATTAAAATTTACACCATTTTCAATATGATTACAAAATTGAGCAGGCCACGTTTCATTGTCGTTTACACCAACTCCTTCCGTAATTGAACATCCCAATGACATTACCCTAAATCCTTCTTTTTTTATACTATCACCTCTAAATCCCAATTCATTATAGGTGTAGGTGCATAGATTGGTATTATCGTTACCCGATGTTCGGTATTGATTATTCACTCTTTCTTTTAATGAATACTTATATGATGAAATTTCAAAAGTCTCAGGTTTCCAATATTCTAATGCTTTCATATTAATTTATTTGTTTCTATTTTTATATGTTCGTTTTGCAAAAACCAAAGTAATGAATATCTTTCTCCATCTAAAATGGGTGTTATTTCATGCTCAATTCTTACATCAAATATATAAGTATTTCCAATAACTTTATTTAATATAATTTCATTTGGGTTGTATAATTTAAAATCCCCTTCAGTAAAATCATCATTCAACAAAACTCCCACAGCATATACTCTATTATCTCTAATGTCGTTATGTTTTCCAAACCAATCTCCTTTTATAAACTTATGAAAATGTATTTTTTCTTTTATTTTTATAATTTTAATATTGGTTTCCGTTTCAACAAATGTTTTTAATTTATCAAATAACCATTTAGTTTCTAATGAATATATAATTGGTTGTGAATTATATTTTCTATCACCCATTCTCCAATTTGTGATATGTGTTTCGTTATATGATATTATAGATTCACATTCTTCTTTGCTAAATAATATTTTTTCTTTTATTATCATACGTTAAGGTATATGTATCTTTTCTATATTTTTTATTATAATCAAGCATATCCAAATGTATTGGATTTTCAATGTTTAAATAACTAACGACCCTATTAACGTCTGTTTTATTAATATACATATTTTCATATGTTATTTGAAATACATCTTTATTTTTTAAACGGTTTTTTAAATGTTCGTATTTGTAAATTGTTTCTATTATTTTATTTCGATTATCATTAATCCACTCATTTGTTATTTTATATGTATCGTGCCATATATCTTTACTATCGGCATTAATAAAACTTATGGCGGTGTCAATATTACTTTCCCTTGTCAAACATATAACTTTATCAAATTTATTTATAATTTCATTTGATGGCATATATTCCTCTACAACTATTTTTTTAATTATATTTGTTTTTTTAAATATAGATTCGAATGTAGTTTTATCATATGGAGTTTCATCTAATTCAATATCCAATTCGTTTGATATCCATTTACATAATGTAGTAGAACCACATCTTGTATGTGACAAAATTAGAATACGCATTATATCAAAGTTTTATTTGTAGTATCGATAAATTCATAAAGATTATGAAATAAATTTTGATTTTTCCATATTTTATTAAACTCTTTTTTAAATAAATAGTGTTCTGGGTGTTTTATATCCCACACTTGTTTCAATTTAAATTCACCCTCCGAAAATGTTCCCCAATTTGTTATTTTACCAAAAAATACATTTACCTTTTTACCAAAAATAGAATACATCAAATTATAAAATGTTTCCATTTCCATATAATTTGTATCTTGTACAACAAACGATGTTTTTATTGATTGTAGTGTTTCTATTGTAGAAATAAAATTTAAGTTATCGATTAAGGTATCCCATTTACCACCCAATCTTGTTTTATTTTCGTAGGTATCACGTGTTCCTGCATCTATTGATATCTCACAGGTTGTTACATATTTATGAACATTTGGCATACTATCCCACATTTCCTTTGTCCACATTGATGCATTTGTATGAAAATGTATTGATTTTAAATTTGGATATTTTTTTGGATTAAAATTTCTTAAATAATTCCTAAATCCAACCGAAACAAATGGGTCACCTGAACCTGTTATGTATAAAGTTTTTACGTTTGCGGAATAATAAGTATCTATTTCTTCTATTGTTTTTTCTATTCGTTTAATTCCGTTACTATCTTCCACAATCAAATCTACCCTACATGATGGACATTTATAATTGCATGTCCTATCAAAATTCATAATAATATTATCGGGAGTATTATTTTCTACAATTTCTTTAAAATTTATATCTGGTTTTTTTAAACCTATTGGGCCTGACGTTATTCCGTAATTGATTAATTTACTTAAATACGGACAAAGTTCTTTACTACAATATTTAAATGAACCATCTAATATAGAATTTCTAATGTCAACAATTGGTTCACTATTATAAACATCTTTTAATGGTATTTCATTAAGTTCCACTTTATTTGGTAACCAAGATGGACAACATACAAAACAAACATTATTGTGTATTTCTAATGAATTGAATGGTACACTACATATATAATTTTTTAAATCTATCATAATATATTATCATCTATAAAACCAAAAATTTAAAGCGTATCGTGTCCCGTCTGTTACTGGTTTTATTTCGTGAAATTCACGTCCTCCATTAAATAAAACAGCATCACCTTTTTCTAAATTTACAACTTTATCATTTATGTATGTATCACCACCTACAAATCCATCGGATAATAAAATTATTGATGTTTTATTTCCCGCACCATCTACATGATTTCGTAACCACCTCCCATCTTTATATTCTGTCATTTGCATCCACATTACTTTGTATTTAGGAAAATTATATTTACTCAACTCATTTATTACTAAATTATAAATTTCTTCATTCCATTTTTTTTTATCTAATGGGTAGCTGGTAATTTGTCCCCAAATTAACCAAACAAACCAATTTGTTTTATATGATTGACTTAATACACATTCATTCTTAATTTTTTTTATTAAAGTATCACAAAAATCATCGGAAAAAATATTTTTATAAATTTCCATTATGTTATTGTTTTTTCATTTTTAGTAACCAAATTAAAAAAACAAACTAAAGAATATCTATTACCATTTAATACAGGTGAAACTCTATGCATCAAGTTATCATCCATAATTAACGATAATCCCTTTTTTGTTTGAATTTTTATCGATTCATTATACTGGTCAATGTACTCAAATTCTCCACCACTATATTCATCGTTTAAATATGTTACAATGGTTAAATCGGATGAATCGGTATGAAATACATCAGTTTTGTTTGTATTGACTGTTATTTTATTAATCCAAATCCCTTTATCTTTTAATGTATATTTTTTATTATATGTTTTATATAAAAATAATTCAATATTTTTTTTGTATTTATCTTCAATTTCTAAATGATATCTATTGTAATAATTATAATGATTATATTTTGTGGAATTCAATTTTTGGCCAATACCTTCAAAAGTTTTATCTTCTATTTCATTTAATAAAAAATTAATATAATTTTCATCAAATAAGTTAGTTAATATGTTTTCATATATCTCTACCATTATAATAATTTATTTGTATTTATTTTATTGTAAAATTCTACACCATTAAATGTAGAATATTTTAATTCATATTGATTGTTTTCAAATGAACCATTATTTTTATATGGTAAAGATTTGTACTCATCTTCATCAATTGTATATCTAATACCACTCAATCTTTTATCAAAAAATTTATACTCAAAAAATCCAACAATACAATTTAAATTACTTATTTTTTTAACACTATCTAAAAAATTATGAATATTTTTATCTCGATGTGTATCATGTAAAATTCCATCAAATTTTTTATTTAAAGTTGGGATTATATTAACCCAATCCCCTAATAGTATTTTTACATTCGATTTATCCTTTGCCCATTCGACTGCAGTGTGATATATATCAGGATGAATTTCAATTATTGTATGTGATTTAACATTAGGATTTTTTTGTATTTCGTCCGCAGACAGATGCATTCCAAATCCTATTTCTAATATATCACCTCCATTTTTTGTAACTAAATTAGCCAATTGTTTCATTAATTTTAATTCACCGACATGCATCACAGCTTCACCCAATTCCATAGTTTCTTTTATGAATATTGCATCTTGTGTAAAAACTAAATTTTCTTTACCGGTCATATTAAAGTTTTTGTTTCAAAAATTGTTTTATATAATAAATTGGAAAATTGAATATGTCCTAAAAAACTGAAATGATAATCTATAAATTCATTATTAGAGTGTTGTGATATTGTATTAATAGATGTTCTTATATTATCATCAATATCCCAAATAAATACATTATTAACTTTATATTTTAATTGGTCTTTTAAAAAATTGAATCTTTTATCTTGTCTTTCTTTAAATAATTTATTACTAGCAAATGATACACCATAATTTAAAATGGTTTCTAATTCCACTTTATTTTTATCATATTTGTTCTTTTTTAAATCCAAATCTAATGTATACAATGATTCACCATATTGTGTATGCCATCCAGTTTTATTTAAAAAGGGAACATCGAATCTTTCGAAAAATGTTTTTTGGATAATCACAATATCATTTTTATTAATTAAATCGTATACATCAATTATACTATCGATTATATAATCATTGCTAGCACCACTTTTTGACATATTTTTTATATTACATCCGACCATATTTGATAACAAATTAGGCCAAATATCATATTCTTCCTTATTATATTTTTGATAATAGTTGGTATCACCATCTCTAATACCCTTGTCTTCTCTACAACCATCTCCAAATGTAAATGAATCGCCAAATGTCCAAATTGTTTGCATATTATATGAATGTCTTGTTTGTTTTTGGTAAATCAAATCTATCATATATTGAATTATATTTTTTGATGAATTCGTCATTTAATTTTAAATTTGATTCAATATGTTTACTTGTGTTAAGTTTATCAATTTTGAATTCAAATCCAAGCTTATCACTTACCCATTCTTCTAATTCATATAACTTATTAAAGTCGAACCATTTAATTCTAGAATCGTGTAAATGATATTGTGCATCTGGTGTAAATAAAATAATCAACCACAATTTTAGTTTAAAATTTGTAGTTAAATTATGTTTTTTTATGAATTCATCTACTATCAATTCTTTTCCGTTACCTTCTGCTATTCTGATTGCGATATCATTTGAATTAAAAAATAATACCTCATCTATTGAAAGATTTTTCATTATGTTTGCGGAATATTCATCGTAAGTATTTACCAATTGAATTACGTGATTATACAATGAAATAAATTTCTCATGTCTATTTCTATAAACAGATATTATTTCAAAATGATTACCAAACTTTTGTTCTAATAAATCAATAGCTTCATGTGCATGTGG